ACCGCCAGTCATAAACGTTAAAATTATTTAATATGACATACTTAAATTACAAAAACTATAAAACAGACACAACAGCAAATAGTTCAACACAAACAACAACTAACTCTGGTATTGTTGTTAACGGCCTACTTTTTAATTATACTCCCGTGTCTAATGCAAGTAAAGTTATCTTTGAGTATAGCTTTTATGTAGAAAAAGATTATGGCATTCCTTTTCTATATACAAAAATTGAATATTCTAGTGATGGTGGTAGTTCTTGGTCTGACTTTGGACAATATCAAAAAATATACAGCTGTTCTGGAAATTTTAATAACTTTTATGTTCACTATAAAGTTGTATGTAATTTAGGCTCTTGGAGTGGTGAAAGAAAAATTAGAGTCAAAGCATACGAGCATAATTATAGTGGCTCATCAAACGTATCAGTACTGCACTATTGCAGTGACTTATCTGAATATATAAATACAAATTATTTAATATATAGCGAGTAATATCATGTCTTATGACCCTAGTTTGCCATTAAAATATCAAATAGTTGAAACAACAAATTCATCAGTTCAAACTGTTTCAAATGGTTCTGTAGAAATAAACGGTTCTAAAATTGATTATAATTTTTCTGAAGGCAGCCACATAGTATATAAATTTAGTTTTTATATGGATTGCAATGGAACTCATACAGCATCAATATTTAAGCTTGAAACTTCTGCAGATAACTCTTCTTGGAGTCACATTAATGGATATTCTTTTATGCTTGGTGATGATAGAGCTGCTGAGAATCAAAAAACTAATGTTAATTTGTTTTTTGTTATACCTGTTTCAAGTACTTCAAGATATTTGCGTATTGTTGGATTTTCAATAAATGGTGTCACTAGTTTTGATCTTTTTCAGTCTTCTTTTGAAGGGACAAATAGATATATAAACTCTATACTTGAAGTTTTTACAATTTAAAATTTAAGACAATGATTTTTTAATCCATAATCCATCTTGATTTTCCAAATCGATTGTTTCTCTAGAAGTGCCGTTTAAATAAACTATTAAACCTTGTATAAAATAGTGGTCTTGAAAAATCTTTACAATTAAGCAGTTATTTTTTATTTTTTTGCCAAAGTAAAATATATCAATCATATCACCTTCATTTAGCTGTGATACAAATCTAATCTCTTCTTTATCTTCTTTCAACATCTAATTCTACCTCGCCCCATCTTAAAGTTATTTGTGTGTTATTTTCTAACATTTCTGTACAAGTGTTAAAAGGTTCAACATCGTAAAATCTAAACACATTCGCTTGACTATCGTAGACATAGTCAACATTTTCTTCTAATAACTCTAAATTATTAAATACATTAACAGGTTGCTCTGCTAAAACAGTTTCTGTTTTACACATTATTTCTTCAATAATTGCCTGAAATGCTGCATCTGTTTGCTGCGAATTAACTATATATGTATAATCTAATGAATTAAAATTTAAAGTGTTTCCACTTAAGTTTTGAAGCGCGTCAATGTTGGCATTGTCTACACCTAATGTATAGTTTGTAATGCATGGATTTTGTCTTGTTGTATGCAGGCAATTATTATCATTTATATTAAATATATTATTTTCCACAAAGTTTCTAGATGGATTAATACCTTCATTTGGTGAGCCATCGCTAATTAACATAATATAGTAAGATTCAAAGTTTGTACTTCGTATTTGGGTTAATGCTTTATTTAAAGGTGAAACAAAGTTTGTACCACCACCCGGGTTATTACTATTAATAATAGATAACACATTTTGATTGTGTTGATGACCTTTTCCTATGTTTGATGAAACTAAAACGGAGCTACTATAAAGAATAACAGAATAACTTAGATTATAATCTTCATTAATAAAATGTCTAACTGCATTTTTTAGTTGTATTATTCTATTTCCTCTCATAGAACCACTAAAGTCTAGCAACAATATTACTGCAGCATTAACAAAATTTATATTGTGAACTTCTTCATTAATACTTACCACGTTTTCTTTTGTTACGTAACCTCTTCCGGGATTATACGTTGATGTAATTCTGAATTTTCTTTTACAACGATTTGTATTGTCACATTCTAAACCTAAGTCTTCACAAACAAAATTAGGTTCTTCAGCGTCTAAAGATGTGCCACACCTATTTAAAAAATCAGTGCTGCAAATGTCTTCAATATTATTTAATTCGTTAATTGTTTTTCCTGCTGCAAGACTACAAGAATCGTGCAACTGTTCTTCATATGATTTGTTTAACACTATTCTACCATATTGTATCGCTATAAATGCTAGTGATGCCAATACAACAGACAGCAATACTGTTGTTAAAGCTGCAAAACCTTTATTTTTCATTTTTTTACTTTTCTGTTGAAGATTTAAATTGAATATACTACAAGGTTAGTATTGCAAAATTGATCTGTTGCTGTAGTACCGTCCCAATGAGTTATTTGGTGTAAATTAATTTGTCTATTTGTTGTATGATGTGCGAGTCTTATTCTTAAGCTTCTTTCACCTGACCACGAAGGCAAAACAAATCTCCAATAAATCGGCCATCTATTCATTTGATTTGTAGTAGAACCACCAAGACCCCAATTTTTTCTATATCTTTGATTAATTTCTGACCAAGCTCCTGAAACATAGTGCTCTAAATATGCACCTGTAAATGCTAGGCCTTGTTTTTCACTATAAAAACTTATTTCATAAATAACTTTTGACGAATTTTCAGAAGGTTCATAACTTATTTCTGAACCTAATAATGTGCTATAAGTATTAGAAGAATTTGATGTTGTTTGAACACTTGTATGATTAGTTATTAAATATTTGCTATTTTTCAATGTGCTGTTAAATTTATACGTCATTTTAAAGCTCTATTATTTCTAATACTGGTTCGTAAAATATAGCAGCTGAACCTTCACCAAAGGCGTTTGTTGTGTGTAAATTATTATTCCAGCTTGAGCTATAAGATCTTGTTGCAAGTCTTAAATGTTTATATTGAGAATCTAAGTTTTCAACTATAAACATAATGTTACAAACCTTATAATAATAATCATTACTTTGAGCTGTTTCTCCTGAAAAATTAACAATACAATTTGGAATATTTTCTATGTTTGAAGAGAAATTATCATTACTTTTTTGAAGTTTTATATGCATAAAAGGCGGAAAATTATTACTAGAGTCTATATATTTTGTTTCTGCATAAAAAGAACATTTATATAAAAATGTTGATGTATCTCTTGAAAACTCTAAACTGCCTTTTGAGCCATTAATTTCTGTGAAAGTAGTAGAAAGTGTCTGAGTTGAAGGGTTGGATGTTTTTTGTAATAAATTAAATTGATTTATATTATATGTCATAGCTATTTTTTCTAATCAAGAGAATAAATTGTAACATGTGGACATGAACCTACACCTGTTGAAGCAGGACTTACGTTATATGATTCTCCAACAGTATATTCTGATGTTAAATACGCTGCCCTTCCTGCTAACCTTAATTTTCTTTCACCAGACCAAGTATCTAACGCAAATTTCCAGTGAAATTGATGCCATACATAATCACCAGTATTACCAAAGCTTCCTTCAAATATTCTTGTTGAATCAATTGTTGTCCAAGTACTACCATTGTCTGTAGAGTATTGAAGTCTTGTAGTCCCATACGATCCTCTAAAGTCAGGGCGCCAAGATGCCTGAAAGCTGCATTCATATATAACTTTACTAGCACCACTTTGTGGAGTATAAGTCACTTCTGTGCCAGGATAAAACTCTAACGTAGTACTTATTGACTCTTGTACAAAAGAAGTATCAACATTATGAACAAAATTTGAATATGTATCTTTTAGTATAAAACTCATTTGTATCTCTTGGGTAATCCTATAAAGTAAATATTACGAAACAAACATTTAAACTGAATAAACTAATAAATTAGTGTTACAAAACCTATTTGTTATCGAGCCCGAACCGTCCCACTTTGTAACCTGATGGTAGCTTACTTGATAATTATTATAGTGAGCTGCTGACCTTAGTCTTAGCTGTCTAGCACCAGACCATGAAGGAATTACAAATCTGTAATACAAGTAGTCTCTTATATATTGACCGGCACCAAATGCGCCGAAGTTTTTTCCAAATTTTACATCTATTGTTGTCCATGATCCAGTGTTGTGTTCTAAAACAAGATGTTGGAATGATGGTTTGTTTAGCGCTTCAACATAGAATCCAATTTCATATACTACATTACTAGAACCTGCTACAGGTGTATACGTTATTTCTGAGCCATTAACTGTAACATATGTGTTTGATGATGATGACGTTGTTTGTACACTTGTATTTGTAGTTGCTACTGCCTGATAATTTTTTTCGTCTAAACTAGTATTTGTATAAGTCACTTTACACCTCTAACATAATTAACGCTGGATCAAAAGTTTTTACAGAAGCATAACCATCAAAATGATTTCCTTGATGTAATTGAGGCTGCAAACTGCTCGAGTATGCTCTGCAAACAAGTCGATACTGATTTGTCCCTGTAAATCCGTCAAGCACAAAAAAAGCTGTGTTAAGTCTATACAGGTGATCCAACGTTGAGACTTCATCAGCCGCAACATTGTAATTTGCTCCAGATACATCGTTTATGTCACTTGAAAATCCGTCATTACTTTTTTGTAATTTAACATGCAAAAACCACTTATTTATACTGCTTGTCAATTGTATGTTGAAGATAAATCGATATATTATTTTATTGCTACTATTAAAACTAGTAAATTCTGCTCTTGAACCTGTTATTTCGACATACGAAGTACCTATTGATTGTACAGACGGACCACTTTCTTTTTTTATAATAATTTGTTTTTTTCTAATATAACTCATGATAGCACCGAGTAAATTGTAACATGTGGGCAAGCTGAAACGCCTTCAGCAGAAGAAGCATAAAATTGTCTACCAATGGTAAATTCTGCGTTGAATTGATATGCTCTTCCTGCTAATCTTATTTTTCTTGATCCGGTCCATGGATCTAATACGAAAGAGTAGCTCATATTTAACCAGTCCATGTCAGCAGCTGTACTTAAAGTTCCTTCAAGTAATTCTGTGCCACTGATTGTATTCCAGCTTGAACCGTTATCGTCTGAATATTGAAGTCTAGTACTAGGATATGAGGCTGTCGCATCAGGGTCCCACGATATTGTAAAATTTGCTTCATAAACTACTTTGACTGCATCATCGTGAGGAGTATAAGTCACTTCTGTTCCTGAATAACCTGCAACAGAGGTTGTTATTACTTGCTTAACAAAATTAGAAGTATCAACTAGAACTTCTTGCTTTTTAATAATGTTGTTTTTAATATAAGACAATTTACTACGCCTGAATCTTTATACTATATATACTTTATCAAGATTTCTTTAGGTAAATAAGATGTCTTGTACCGTGATAGTTTTTGTTTTCAATATTGTCAATAGACCAATAATGATTACTCTGCTTTATTTGTGTATAAAACTCATGCATTAACAATATATCAATATTAACACCTTTTTGTTTTAATAAATCAGCAGCTAAAAGATTTGAGTTAAACTTTCTATCACGACGTATTGCTTTTAACTCAACATATCTATCTTCATCAGGGTGATAAAAGTCCGGCGTGTATTGTTTATCTCTCCCATCATACTCAACTGTAAATGTTTTATGTTCGTAAATATAAGGTTTTCTAGTTGCTTCGCACCACCTTGCATAATCAGCTTCTAGTGATGATTTAAAAAAGTAATTAGAAGGTAGGTCATATCTAAATCCTAATCTACCATTTGAAGGAATTTCGTGAAGACCACTACTCTGAGCTTTGTTCTGGCAATCTTTTCCGCAGTACTTGGTTTCTCGACCTTTTGGCTTTTGATAGTCTATTCCACAATAATCACATTTCAAGTCTACTCTTTCAATCTTGTTCTTTTTTAAATAACAAGCACGCGAGCAATAGGTTTTGCCTCTTTTAGACTTAAAATCTATCCCACAGACTTCACATTTTTTAATATCATATTTAGTACTAGCCTTGTTTTTACATTCTTTAGAACAATACTTTGAAGTTTTTGCTCTAGATTGCGGCTTTTTATATTCAGATTTACAGGTTTCACAAACCAACGTTATTTGGGTCGATATTCTTGGCATACTTACTCCTTTTTAAATAAGTATGCTTTAGGGTGAGTACCCTGAGGTAATTACTTAGGGAAGAATTGTTTTAAATCTATATTTTGATCTTTAGCTTGATTTAAATGTCTTAAAGGAT